CAAGCGCGTCATTCTCCACCACAAAAGTTTTGAAAGCGTCCCAGTCTTGCGTGAAGTACCGTGTCTTGGTTGTCAAGATCACAGTGCCTTGATCGGTTTTCACCGATTTACTGCCGAGCGCCATGAGATGATCTTTCATCGCAGCTTTGATTTCGTCTTGCTGCGACTTGAGATCTTCAATCTCAGACTCGTATTGTTTCGTAAGCTCTTGAATCCGCGTACGTATTTTTAAGTACACGCGGGCCAATTTATCCATTGGTACGGTATCCATATCAACTCTCCTTGTGTTATGTCAAAAATTATACATGCTTTTTTTTCATCGTGCAAGCTCCTCTTCGTAAAGTTTGATCAACAACGCGTGGTCTTCCACACGCTCCTCTAGCAAGTTAAACATCTTGCGTTCAATTGCACTGCCTTGTAGGTGTATCACTCTAACTTTTGTAGAGTCTTGCCCGATTCGATCTGACCGTGCGATACATTGTTTGTAAGTTTCAACCGACATGACCGGCCCCCAAAAGATGACGGTGTCCGCAGCGGTCAGCGTTACCCCGTGCGCTGCGGCTTGTGGCTGTATAACCATGACTCGCGGATCGTCTTCAGTTTGAAAGCTTCTAAAGATATCTGTTCTTTTTTTAACGGACACATCGCCGTTGATGACTTCGCTAGCTACCCCGTGTTTAGTAAGATATGCGTGTATGGTGTCGATGCTATGTCTGTAAGGAGCAAACACTAAAACTTTTCTGTTTGTTTCTTCAAGCGCCTCCATCAGCACCGCCAAACGCGGTGCGCAGTCAAACTCTACAACTTCTTTCTCATCTGTATAAGCCGCACCCGCGCTGATTTGAAGTAATTTGTTCACTGCGGCGGCAGCGTTTACTGCTGTGATTGTTTCACCCGCCGCTTCCACAAGCATCCGTTCTTTCAATATCATGTAGTACTTACGTTGTTGAGGTGTCAAAGGTATTTCACGTGTTTCAGTCAACACAGGAGGTAGGTCAGTGCATTGTTCTTTTGTGTAACGTATCGCTGGTTGTAAAGCAGCATGCACTAATTCTGCTGCGTTTTGTTTTGGCCCCCATTTAAACTGTGTTAGTTTGTTCATTGTCTTATCGCGCCACGCAGTAAAAAAACTTGGCACACCTGTTGGGTTAACAAGTTTTGCTAAACCATAAGCGTCGAGCGGTGACTGCGAAGCGGGTGTACCCGTCATCATCCACAAGTATGTGTGGGGGGTAATCAAAGAGTTCAAAGCTTTCCATCTGCGTGTACTAACGTTCTTATACGCGTTTGCTTCGTCAACAATTATGAGATCAAACCGACCATCAGTTTTTATTTCATTAGCAATTAGATTTAGTCCGTCGTAATTAATAATTACAAACTCGTAATCGCCTTGAACCATTTCAATACGTTTTACCGCTTGTTGATGGTGCGCGACAATCGCCGTTCTATGAATAATGCTTTTGCTTATTCCATTCATCCAAGCATCGTTCATAATAGACAAAGGGCATAAAATAAGACAGCGTCTTACATAGTTTTTACTCATTAAATAATCAGCAGCCCACAACGCAGAAAGCGTTTTGCCTGTGCCCGGATCATTAAATACGAATGAACGGCGGTGAAGTGTTAAGAAAGCTGAAGTTTCAACTTGGTGCGCAAACGGTTTATATTTTCCGGGCCAATCATATTTGGCTTTAATTGGCGACGGCACACTGCGCACACCCAGATTGCGTAACACACGCATTTCATCTAACCCCCAAAACACAAGCACTTCGTGAACGCCGGGGGATATTTCTCCAAGGTTTTTACTACGCGGTATGACTGTGTATTTATCAGGCTTGCGCGTTCGCAACAAAACCGCTTTGTTGTTTATGATTTGCATTTTAGTTTGTATAAAGTTTTATGTGTTTGCACGTGGTAGTGTTTGTCCATTAAGTTTCTGCGCATCATTTCATGCAGCATCAAACGCCAGAACGCTTCTTCTGTTGATATGTCGCTGTGGATGACCTCCATGTGGTTGAGCCACCATCCATCTCCATGCTTAGCAGACCACAGCGTTACTAACGCGTCGTTACTTTCCGTTGTCAGCCATGTTTTTGTTTGGGCTGCGAAGTCGCGTATTTCCTTTGGTAGACTTTCCCCCAGATCGAATAGGTGTGATATGGTCAATGTCTTTACCGGCTCTATCGATACCGTCTTTGTCATACATTCTCCTTGCGCGTTGGCGTTCAAGTTGATCTTTTGTTTCGCCAGATTTTTTCTGTAGTTTGTATGCGTGTTTGTAGTCACGTTTGCCATTAACTTGTGTCATCTCAATGCCCTTTATTAAATTCACAGGTTTTAACAGGACACCACGAACATAAAGGCGTGGCGTTGGGGTTCCACACGTTGTTTGCAAACGCTGCTTCAAGACGTGCGGCACGTTCACGATAGTCTTGCCAATATTCCGTAACTTCTTCAAGCAAAACTTTGTGTTTAATCATCGAATCTTTAACAACAAACAACAAAGCAGACTTCACTATACGAATAATAGGGAAATGCGCAAACGTCATAAGAGACATCAGCGTTAACTGTTCTTTGTCTGGGTATTTGTCTTTTCCTGTTTTGTAATCAATCACCCATGCAGTAAGACTTTCTTCATCAACAATTAATAAATCAGCAATACCTCGCACCCAACACTTATCGTCTTTAAAATTGCACGGTTTTAAATCAACAGTTAAACCCATTTCATATTCAGCATATTTAGTTCCGGGTTTTGCAAGAAGCGCATCAATCGTAGGTTGTGCAAAAGAAAAGTGTGTGGGTATAGGTACATTATTTTTGACGTAATCTTCCGCAGCTTTGTGAAAATCTTTACCGTAACGAGTTTGCGTTGTTTCTTTTTGTTCATAATTTTTTAGTATACGTACTTCGTGATAACGTCTTGCACAACCTTCAAAGTCTTTGAGCGCTGAGTGAGACCAAGCCTTCATTAGAACCTCGCAGATTTGAATACGTTAACAAGATGCTCGGCAAAGCTTTGAACAAATCGCTCATCGTTGCTGAGTTTGGGTTTGATCTCTTCGAGTATGCCGTGAACGACCTCATGCCAGAACACAACTTGCTGCTCTGACTTGGAAATCTTGCGCATCTTGGTTTTTGTATATACGTTGATTGTTTGACTGATATATTTAATTTCACCTAGCGTGTAGTTGCTAGGCGTTTTGCCTACACAAACTGTGTAGCGCTTATCGCCGATCTTTACTGATTTTGGTATTGTCATTTTGCATCTCCATAACGTTTTGCCGAACTAACATTTGCTGCCAAAGGTATTCCCGGCATATACTTTGGCTCCATCGTCATCTGCTCCAAGACCCATCCTTCTGCCTCTTGGACATAGGCATCCGGCACAATGACTACTTCTTCATCGTGCACGGTTAAACACACCGAGTACTTCTTTTGAGTTCTCAGCATACCATCTGTCATTACAATACGAGCTAGCGCCTGAACGATGTTTTCGGTCAGCTTCCCACCGTACAGCTTGGTCTCGTCGGGGCCATACACCACCCCTTTTTCTTTTGAAACTTTGATGTCAGGATACCGCAGTTTCATGCCGTTTGGCAAGAGAATTTCTTCTTTCCTGAATGTGATGCACTTGTGTGTGTACTCGTTGCCCTCTAACAGACAGTGATTTATTGCTGAGTTGCACAACGCCCAGAAGTCCGTCACAGGCTGTGCCGCCCTGCGATATATCTCGATGATAGCTTTAGCTGCCAAGCAGTGGTAAAACAGTTCTTCTTCTGTGCATGTATGAGGTATCTTCTCAAACTGCTTGGTCAATACGCTGTCTTGAAGAAACGATTTAGCTGCAACAGCAGTTACACCAACTTGTTTGGCAAACTTCTTGTCGTACATCATGGGTGGTGCGCCAAGGAACCCTGTCAACAACTGTGCCGAGAACGATGCCCACCCCATACCGTAACCAGCACCGAGCAACGCTGACTTGGCAGACTGTCGTAGGTCAGGGTGTGATTCTTTACTTAGGTCAGGTATGTTAAACATCTGCGCACCGAACGCAGCGTATGGGTCTTGCCCACTTTTAAAAATATCTAAGAGTGCGTCGTATCCGCTGATCCATGCAAGGATTCTGGGTTCAATTTGGGAGAGGTCGCAGACGACGAGGCTGTGTCCTTCGGGTGCCAGAATGGAACGACGTAAGAAAGATCCACGTTTGAGATTTTGTAAATTAAGCCCTGAACCTCGACTCGCTGACCATCGACCCGTATGTGCTCCGTAATAGTTAAGGGGAACGGGCAGTGCCCCTCTTGACGCGATGTCAAGGAAACGTTGGGCACGAGTTCTTTCAAGGGTTGACTTGACTTTAAGACGTGCTTCACACAGCAGGGCAACGTCCTCCCGCTCTGAATTGAGCAGAGACTGAAACAACGCGTCATTTTTAGCAAATGCATAAGTCTGTCTGCCGGTGGTCTTGCTAAGTTTTGTGGGGAGCGCCACGTCCATATGACACAGAAGATCTGCGAATCGATTATTACTCGCCAACGTGCTGTCATCCACCCCAAGTCGTCCCAGTAATTCTCCACGCTTGCGCTCCTCTTCATCAATGGCTTGTTGCAACATCTCAACATCCAACACGAGCCGAGGTAGTGTGAACATTTTCAGCGTCATGTCGATCAGTTTGAGTTCTTTAGCAGGGAACCCATCAACCAGACGGTTGAACACCTGCTCACACAGGAACGTGTCATGCGCACAATACTCGGCAAGTTCTTTCTCTATCTCAGAAGTAAGCTCAACCAACCCATCCGTGCTGTGCACAGCTTGACCTTTAGGCGGCAGACCGAATTCATCTGCAAGTTTTGCCAAGCTGTTGCCAACTTCCACACCCCGCAACGCTCGTGCCATAGACAACGAATCAAAAATTAGCGCTGGGTTGGCTCCGTATACCCACGACAATATAGCCACGTCAAACTGCGCGTTGTGAGCGAGCACTGCGGTGTTCGACCAATCAATCGATGATATAAATTCAGGGATATCTTTGTGAGAAATCCATACTGGATCGTCATCTGAACCTAACTCTTTAATGCATAACCCAAACGCTTTGAACCGTTTGTCCCTGATGTATTGCTCTGTCGTCAACTTGCTTAGTGTGTACTTTTTTCTGTCCCAACGTGTTTCAAAATCTATGACCAATGTTTTCATTAGTTGAGTGTCCTGTTGGAAGACATCTCTTTTCCCAAGTGTGTTTGCAAACGTTCTAATGAACTAGCAACAAGGTCGTACACCTCCAAGATGTTTGCGTTAACCCCAAGCATCTTAAAAGTGTCTTTCTTTTCGTCACCCACAATCAATACGCAGTTAACTTGTTCTTTTATAGCGCCCTCAAGAAGTTCTCTTGCAAGCTTTATTGTTTCTTCACGTTCCGCTGATAGTTTTTTCGACTTCATGGATGTTTTCCTCATTGATGACAAGCGCTATACCGCCAGATTGACGGATTAACTCAAGCTGCCTGTCTTGTAGTGCCGTGGTCTTGTTCTTCCCTGCTTTACATTCAATAGCAACGAAGCGTCCATTGTGGCAGCAAACGATGTCAGGAATACCTGACATACCGTAACCACCTGTAACAGGAAAAAAGTAGTAAACGTTGTAAGACTTGAGCAGCTTAGTGATCTTATCTTTAACGCGTCCTTCGGGTGTTCTCAAAACGGTGCCTCCTCTATGTCGTTGGGTTGTTTAGAAACTTTTGCCAGCACAACATCTTTGCGGTTGATGAAAGCGTAGTGAGGGAAGGGCCAGCCGTTGTCTGCGGGTATGCGTATACATAGCATCCCATCGTCGTCTTCCTTTACAACATAGCCTATTTCGCCCGTGCTCTTGATTCGCACTCGTGTATCAGGTTGCATGATTAGTTTTTTCCTTTATGACAGGGGAGAACTCCCGAGTTGTGAAACGTTGATTGCAATGCGTACACACGCGCTTGCGCTCCATGTAGAACCGTCGTCTTACATCATCGAAAAAACGGCGTGTGTCTATCACTTTTGTTGGGTAACCGTCTGTTGTTTTAGGGTCAGCGCAGTATGGACAAATCATAAGTTGCTCCTTAATGAAATTTTTTTATTAGTGTGGTATAACCCGTACGACTTCCAAAATTTGGAGCGA